TCAACCTTAATCCCTCAGGATTTCAAAGGTGGAGATTTCATTGACGTTCTAAGAAACCAATCTTCAGTTATGGCTGCAGGTGCAACTATGTTACGTGGTCTTCAAGGCTCTGTAGTTATACCTAAGAAAACTGCTGCTTCTAGCGGTGGTTGGATTGCTACTGAAGGAAACGCTGCTTCTGAATCAGAGTTCACATCTGGAAGCGTAACCATGTCACCTAAAGTGATTGGTGCTTACACAGATGTTACTAGATTGCTTTTACAACAAAGCTCACTAGACATCGAGAACTTAATCAGAGATGATCTTACTCAATCAATTGCTATCGCTATTGACTTGGGTGCATTAGCAGGTTCTGGTTCTTCAGGACAACCTACAGGTGTCAAAAACACTTCTGGTGTTAACACAACTACATTTTCAGCAGCTAATCCAACTTTCGCTGAGATCGTTGGAATGGAATCTGCAGTTGCAGCAGACAATGCTTTACTAGGCAACTTGTCTTACATTTGTAAGCCTGCTGACTACGGCACATTGAAAACTACTTCTAAAGATTCAGGTAGTGGTCAATTTGTAGTTGAGCCAGATGGCAGAATGAATGGCTACAACGTAGTTAGATCAAATCAAGTTACTTCAGGTGATTTCTACTTTGGTAACTTTGGTGATCTATTAATTGGTATGTATGGTTCTCTTGATATCACAGTTGACCCTTACAGCCTATCTAACACTGGTTCTATCAGAATCGTTGCTCTTCAAACAGTTGATGTAGCAGTTAGACATGCTGTTAGCTTCTGTGTATCTAATGACGGTGCATAATAGTTAATGCTTACTTGGAATGGGGGGAGTAATCCCCCCATCTTAAATATGAAAAAATTTTTAATTACACAAGATACAGTGGCGAAAGGCGAAAGAGTCAGAGCAGGGGACGTGGTTGAACTTCCTGAAGACGTAGGTTATGAGCTATGTGCTTATGGCAAAGCTGCTCCACACATTGAAAAAGCTAAACCAAAAAAAGAAAATAGAAGCGTGGGTTTAGAAAGCTCAGAGGAAGCTCCTAAGAAAAGAGCTAAAAAATAATGCCACCTATCGAAAGTGCTGCAGATTTTACTTCTTATCTTGATACCACAACAGGACACGGAGTAACTGCAACATTTTTCGAGACTGGTGCTTTATGGGATGATTTCCCCTTAATAGATACTCTTGGTTTTATAGATGATGGGTTATCTGTTCTAATCAAACTTATCATTGACCAAGAATATTTCAGCATACAAGGTGAATCGGTTAATGTTGCAGGTCATCAACCTAGAGCAATCATTAAATATTCTGATGCACCTAATGTTTCACAAAACGACAAAATTGTTGTTGATGCAATTACCACAGATCAAGGTAATGTCTTAAAAGCACAAACAGAATTCAGAGTCAGAGTTGTCGAGCCAGATAACACAGGCATGGTTTCACTTGTGCTTGAGGAACAATAATGTCTCAGTTTAGATTAGAGACAGAAGCAGATATGAGTGCTTATCTTGATATCAATTATGGTCATGCAATCACTGCAACTTATACAAGAAACGATATAGATTCTACTATTAACATTATTTTAAATAATGAATACGTAGAACAAGAAGAAGGCATAGGAGTGGAAGCATTAAAACCTATTGCCTATTGCAGAACCGTAGATGCACCTAATGCATCTTACGGAGATACATTAGCAGCAAGTGCTGTTACTGATATAGAAGGAAACGTATTAAAAGCAGCACAAACTTATACGATAGTAAATGTGCAAACAGACAGAACAGGTTTTACAGCTATGGAGCTAGAGGAAGTATAAATGTCTCATGTAAGACAACAGATCAGAGAATACTTTGGAACTACATTAACTGGTTTAGCAACCACAGGTTCTAACGTAACTGAATCAAGGGTTTATCCTCTTGAAACATTACCTGCTTTAGTGATTTATACAAAGTCAGAAAGCTCAGAACCTATGGTTATAGGAACAAACAGAGTATTAATGAGAGAGCTAGAAGTTGCAGTAGAAGGCTATGCAAAAGCTACTACCAACTTTGACGATACTATTGATACAATATGCAAAGAGGTAGAAGAAGCAATATCGGCAGACGTAACATTAGGTGGTATTGCAAAAGATGTATTCATCAATTCTACTGAAATTAATTTTAACGGAGAAGGCGAAAAGCCTTTAGGTTACGTAAATATGACATTCTTGGTTCAGTATCATACTCAAGAACAAGATGTTGAAACAGCAGTTTAGGAGACAAACATGAAAATGATTAGTCCAAATGGAAAAGTTTCTATAGATGCTCATCCTTCTAAGGTTGAAGGTCTAAAGAATAAGGGTTGGAAAGAAGAAGCAATCCAAACAAAAATTAAATCTTCTTCTAAAAAGTCGAAAGACGAGGTAATTGAAAATGGCGACACATAAAGGTAGTGAAGGTGTTATCAAGGTTGGAGCTAACTCTGTAGCTGAGATTAGATCTTATTCTATAGATGAGACTGCTGATACTCTTGAAGATACTTCAATGGGTGATTCTGCTAGAACTTACAAGCCATCATTAACTTCTTTTACAGGAAGTATGGATGTGTTCTGGGATGAAACCGATACCAACGGACAGGGTGCATTAAGCATCGGTTCAGAGGTTACATTGAATGTTTATCCTGAAGGAGAGACATCTGGTGACACTTATTATACTGGTACAGCTATTGTCACAGGCGTTACAAGATCAGCTTCATTCGATGGACTTGTGGAAGCAAGCATATCGGTGCAGGGGTCAGGTGCATTAAGCGAAAGCACTGTTTCATAAGATGAAAGCAATAGAAAACGCTAAAAGACATTTTGATTCTTTAGGAATCAAGAAGATTGAAGTACCAGAATGGGGTGACGAAGGTCAACCATTAATTATTTATGCAAAGCCATTAACTTTAGCTGAGATGTCTAGGTTGCAAAAATTTGCACAAAACAACGATGTGGAGTTGATGGCTCATTGCATAATACAAAAAGCACTTGATGAGAATATGGAAAAAATATTTGATTTAGGTGATAAACATGACTTAATGCATCATGTGGATAAGGATGTTTTAGCTAGAGTAGCAGGAGATATCATGACTAGCACAACTCTGGAAGAGCAAGAAAAAAAGTAGCTACAGATAAGGAATTATTTGCTAAATACTATCTTGCAGAGCTGTTAAGCTGTACAGTTGAAGAGCTAGAAGAAAAAATGACCTTATCTGAATTTAACGGATGGATTGCATATATACAGGAAAAAAATAAGCAGTTAACAAATGGCAAGTAATTACAAATTAAGAATAACAGCAGAAGATCGCACTAAGGGTGCATTTGGTGCTGTTAATAAAAATCTTAATAAAATTAAAGGTGCTTTAGCTGTTGCATTTTCCGCAAGCGTAATAACCAATTTTGCAAGAGAAACCTTGCAATTAGCAGACACCATTGGAAAGGTTGCTGATTCTATTGGTGTATCAACTGACTTCTTACAAAAATATCAATTTGCTGCAGAGCAATCTGGTTTAACTCAAGAAGAGTTTAACAAAGGTATGCAGAACTTTACCAAAATGGTTGGTCAGGCACAGCTTAGAACGTCTGAAGCAGGCAGAACTTTAGAAAAATTAGGTGTACAAGTTAAAAATGCTGATGGTTCAGTAAGAGGTGCAGAAGAAGTATTTGTTGATTTATTTGAAGCCCTTGATGGCGTAGGAAGTCAATTTGAGAAAAATGCTATCTTAGCTGATCTCATGGGTAGAGCAGGTGTAAAACTTGCTGTGATGGGAGCTAGTGGTGCTGAAGCTATGAAAGAGTTAGCAGAGTCAGCAACAGGAGTTATACCAGAAAAATCTATTAGAGATGCTGAAAGATTTAACGACACGATGAATCAATTAAAGAGAGCTACTCTTCTTCCATTGCAAGGAGTGGTTATAGGAACTGCGAATGCATTTTTGGATTTATTAGAAGCGATAGGAATGCATACAAGATCTAAAACTATAATTCAGTTAGAACATGAGCTTGCTTCTCTAACAGAAAAAATTGAAGATTTAAGACCAGTAGTAGATAGATTAGGGCAAGAATTTAAAGAAACTGATGAAAGATATTTAAATAGTGCTTTACAGTTAGAAAGACTAGAGAAAAAATATGCAGAAGTTAATGCTAAATTAACAGAAGCAACAGATAAACAAGAAAAATATAATAGATTTGTTGCAGATAACACCATCATTTTGAATGAAAATTCAAATGCTCAAGACAGTATTAAGAACTCATTAGAAACATCTATTCCAACTGTTGAATTATTTGCAAATACTGTAGAAGGGAAACTTACATCAGCATTTGAATCATTTTTTGATTTTACAAAAAAAGAATTTTTAAATTTTAAAGACCTTGCGATGAGTGTTGCACAAGCGGTTATAAATGAATTAATCAAAGTGTTTATTATTGAACAGTTAGTGTCTTCAATAAAATCATCAATTATAGGAATACCAGATGGAATTAATGCAGATATAGATAGAATGTTAAGTTTAGATGGCGGTGGGTTCACTGGTTATGGTGCAAGAGCAGGCGGCTTGGATGGCAAGGGTGGATTCCCTGCAATATTGCATCCTAATGAAACAGTTATTGATCATACTAAACAACAAGGAATAAACGGAACTACTCAAGCTAATGTTACATTCAATATATCAACAGTAGATGCAAAAGGATTTGATGAATTACTCAAATCAAGAAAGGGCATGATTACAACAATGGTAAATCAAGCATTTAACTCAAGAGGAAAAATGGGGATAATGTAAATGAGTGGAACTTTCCCAACAGATATAAAACCAAGAGCATTACAATTACAGGACAATAGACCAACGCTTTTGAATCATGCTTCTTCTGGAAGAAGAGTTGTCAGAGCTTATGGGTCACAATATTTTACCTTATCGATAAGCCTTCCACCTTTAAACAAAGATGATGCAATGGATGTGTTTGCTTTTTTACAAAAACAAAAAAATGCTTTTGAAACTTTCTCTTATGAATATCCAACAATCAATAGAGGTGTTAACAGGGGTCAAACAGACATAACCGTTGATGGCTCTCATAGTGTTGGAGATTCAACAATCAATTTATCTGGGTTCGACACATCCACTAGTGATGTCTTAAAAGCAGGAGATCTAATCAAATTCAATGGTCATTCAAAAGTTTATATGGTGCAGTCTGATTTAAACTCAGACGGAAGCGGAAATGGCACTGTATTAATATCGCCTTCTCTTGTTGAAACTTTATCTGATACAGAAGCGGTAGATGTAGATCAACCAAATTTCACCGTCTATTTAGATGGCGATGTTTTATTTTCAACAGATGCTTCAGGATTTTATGATATAAGTTTTAATTTAAGAGAAGTGATAACCTAATGTCTAGATCATTATCATCAGGATTAATAACTCAATTACAACAAGACAATAACAATATTGCTTTTCTGCTTGAGTTAAATTTATCCACAATCTATAGAATCACAGACCATGCTTTTGATGTAACTTATAATTCTAATTCTTATACCGCATCAGGAGAGTTAGTTACGATTGGAACTACGCCTGAAACTGGTGAGCTTAAAGTTGATGAAGCAACTATAAGATTAAGCAACATTACTTCAACTTTTAGAACAATTATTGAAGCTGAAAACTATATTGATAATAGCGTAAACATTTACTTAGCATTCTTTGATTCAAATGATTCTTTTGTTGATGCATTTACTTATTTTTCTGGAAACATACAAAAAGCAGAAATCACTGAAAGCAAAAATGAATCCTCATTAGATCTTATTGTTGCGAATCATTGGAACAACTGGAATCTAACTAAGGGAAGGCACTTTACTGATGAATCACAGCAAAATGTTTATTCTGGTGATAAAGGAATGGAATTTGCTCACATAACTAAATCAGACATTAGGTGGGGTAGTTAATGAATCCCCTGCAAATAATACAAGTCGTTCTTCTAGTTATCAGTGTTTTTACTGGTATCAAGGCTTATAGACAAGCACAAAAATTACAAAAAAGAGGGCAAGATATTCTTGCTACTAAAAACGCTGATGGTGGGAAAATACCGGTTATCTATGGAGCTAGAAGAGTTGGTTCAACCTTGCTATATATGGACACCGATTCTGGTAACTCAAAAGAACTATTTGTTGTTTATGCTTTAAGTGTTGGAGAAATTGAAAGCATAGATTTAGAAACAATAGAAATAAACGGAGTATCCATTAAAGATTCTAAAGTATTTAGGCAAGGATATTATGCAGGATATGACAGTATTGCTTCTGGTGCAGGCTCTTTATGTACAGCATCGCAAATAGGTGATGTGCAAGAATCTAATGCAGGTGGCTCAGGAACTGACCCTACAAAAAGATATAGAATGGTTTTTAATGCACACTTGGGAGCTGACGATCAAACAGCAGACCCAATGCTTGTTGCTTCGATATCTAAATGGACTTCAGCTCATAGATTAAGGGGAATAGCCTATATTGCTGCTTCTTTTGAATACGATACTAGAGGAATGTTTAGCAGTGTTCCAGAGTTAACTGTAGTTGTTAAAGGAAAAAAACTTTATGACCCTAGATTGGATGGTTCTATATCTGGTGGTTCTGGTAGTCATAGAATAGATGACTCAAGTACCTTTGAATGGTCAGACAATGCAGCTCTAGCTTTACTTGATTACATTAGCAATGATGAATACGGAAAAGGATTATCAGCTTCTTTAATTAATTTGCAATCATTTCAAACTGCAGCTAATACAGCAGAAACCCTAGTAGATGTTCCTGACTTTGGCGGTTCTTATTCTTCTGGAACTTTTAGTGGAACTTCTGGAAACAATTATCTTGATGTAGATTCAACAACTTGGAATAAAGTTAAGTCTGGAGAATATGTTTCTGTTAGAGATTCTGGAAGTAGTAACGAATTTACTGATGTTGCTGTTGTAGAAACACAACGATACACACCGCATACAGAAAGTCAGGTCAACAGGATTTTTGTTGATGGAACTCTAAGTTCTACCTATTCTTCTGAATCAGGGTCAGTGCTTGCTAAAGTAAAAAGATTTCATTGCAATGGTTTAGTTGATACTAATGAAAATGTTTTAGAAAACACTAGAGATCTATTATCAAATATTAGAGGTTTTTTAAATTTTGTTGATGGCAAGTACACAGTCTTAATTGAGGATACAGCTTCTTCTGCTTTTAGCATCACCGATGATCATATTATTGATGATCAAGGAATAAAGATAAGCTACGAAGATAAAAGCAGCAAATATAATAAAGTTGTAGTTTCTTTCTTTAATGGTCAAAAAAAATACGAAGCTGATACTGTAACCGTTTATCACGATGCTTCGCCAAATTATAAATCAGACGATGGTGGGGAAGAATTAGAAGCAAAAGTAGAGTTTGATTATATTACCAATCCTTATATTGCTTATAACATTGGTAAGGCTATTTTAGGAAGATCAAGAAATCAAAAAACTCTTTCTTTCTTAGCTACTCCAGAACTTTATCAGTTAACGGTTGGAGATGTTGTAGATATTACTTATGCAGGTTTAGGTCTTAGCGGTCATCTTTTCAGAATTGAAGCAATAGATCTTCTGGATAATGGATTGCTAAACATACAAGCTATAGAGTATCTGGACATTTATACTTGGGATTCAGTTCCACCTGTTGAGAATGTTGGAGAATTACCAGATTTACCCACAGGTCTTGAAGCTAGACCGCCAACTAATTTAACCTTTACTGATTCAAACAGCTCTGCAACTGGTAGACCATTCTTGTCTTGGACTGCTGCAACGAATTATCCTGCAAAAGAATTTAGAGTAATCATAGAAGATTCTTCAAGCAATGAGCTGCATAACAGAATAGTAAGCAATGAATTTATTGATCTTAACTTCATTCCAGTAGGCTCTAATTATGTTGCTTTTGTTTCTTCTATCAATTCAATAGGCTCAGAATCCGATGCTGCAACTCTTACTTTTAGTGTAGGAATAGAGCCAGTTGCTACTGCTGATGTAAAAGATTCAGCTATAACCACAGTCAAGATTGATGATCTTGCGGTCACTAATGCGAAGATCAATGATCTTAATGCAACCAAGATTACAGCAGGCACGATAGACACAGCAAGATTAAATGTATCAGACATTATTTCTACAGGAAGCATTATCGTCAGTGGAGATAATGTTTCTTCTTTAACTAATGATTCTGCTTATATTAATGGTGGGCAGGTAAATACTAACGTGACTTCTATCTCAGGTGGTGCAATTACCACTGGAACAGTTGCAGCAGCAAGAATAGATGTTTCAGGAGTTATCTCAGCAGGAAGTATTATTGTTAGTGGAGATAACATTTCTACACTTACTAATAATGCAAACTATATTGATGGTACTCAGGTTAATTCAAATGTTACCTCTATTTCAGGCGGTGTTATTACCACTGGAACTATTAATGCGAACAGAATACAAATAGACAATGTAACTCTTGATACCGATGGTTCAGGCAATCTAATTATCAAAACAGCAGGGGTAGATACAACTCAACTAGCCACTGATGCTGTTACCACACCAAAACTAATTGACAGAGCTACTTCAGTATTTGCAACTGCGACAGGCAGTGTCGGATATTGGTATGTAGATAATTTAGCTCAAACAGCTATTGTTACTACAGGTGTATTTCAAGCACCATCTACTACAGGAAATACTTTTTTTGTAATAGGAAATACTTATATTAATGCTAACTCAGGAAGTTCTACTGCTGACTGGTGTGAGCTGCAAGTACAAAGAAGAAGTGCATCAACTAGCGGTGGTGTAAGTTCTGCTAGTTATTCAACCATTGCAACTATTAGAGCAAGGGGTGAAACAGGGGAAGCATTGCAGTCTATTATTGCTAACGATGCTTATACAGCAGATTATTATTATCAATATAGAGTAACGCTACAAACCAATGGAACTGGAGTGCTTTACAGCACTAGAAGTTATGGAATAAGTGGCATACAAGTTATAGTGAATTACAAATGATGAAGCAGATAAGTTGGTATGATTCAGAAGGCAATATAAAACATTGCCAAACAGTGCAAGAAGGTCTTGAGGATGCTTCTTGTCCTGAAGATGGTTTGCAATGGATAGAAGGACATCCTGAATTAATACAAAATTCTAAAGTTGTTAATGGTGAAATAGTTAATGGCAATAACGATTCTATTCTTCCAATATTAGAAGAATTAAGAATATACAGAGATCTTAGATTAAGAAGATCTGATTGGACACAAATGATTGATTCGCCTTTATCTGATGCAAAGAAAGCAGAGTGGGCAAATTACAGACAACAATTAAGAGATTTACCATCTCAATATACAGAGAATGACAATATTGATGATGTAGTGTTTCCTACACAACCAACATAAACTACAATAGGGGAAGAGGATTTTAAATGGCAACTCATGATTATAATATAGTAAACCAGACTGGTGCTAACTTTAGAGCAGATCTAAACAATGCTCTATCAGCGATATTATCTAATAATGCATCTGCTACAGAACCAACAACTACAGCAGCTTATATGCTTTGGGTGGATACAGGAAATAATCTGCTCAAAATGCGAAACAGTGCCGATAATGCATGGATTACTTTACCAGTATCAATAACTACCTCAAACACTGTAGATATTGATGGTGGCACAGTTAACACAATTACTTCTCTTTCTTTCAGTTCTGGTGAAACAGTTACAACCATTTTAGATGAAGACGATTTATCTTCTGATTCTGCTTCTGCATTAGCTACACAACAATCAATTAAAGCGTATGTAGATAGTCAAGTTACAGCTCAAGATCTGGACTTTCAAGGCGACACAGGTGGAGCTTTATCTATAGACTTAGATTCTGAAACTTTTACTATTGCAGGTGGCAATGGTATAGATACTAGCGGTGCTTTAAATACATTAACTATTGCTATTGATAGCTCAGTTGTAACTCTTACTGATGCACAAACGCTAACAAATAAAACTATAGATGCAGATAGCAATACTATTTCTAACTTAGAAGTAGATAACCTAAAATCAGGAGTTCTGGACACAGATCTCACATCTGTTTCTGCTTCAGACGATACTCTAGCTTCCTCTAAGGCGATTAAAACTTATGTTGATGCACAGGTAACAGCTCAAGATTTAGACCTCACAGATGGCACTACAAGCATTTCTATAGACTTAGACTCTGAAGAACTTTCTATACTTGGTGGCACAGGTGTTACCTCTACTGCTTCAGGCAATGGGGTTACTTTAGCTATTGGTCAAGATGTTGGCATAACTGCTGATGTTACCTTTAACACAGTTGCAGCAGATTTGACTGGAGATGTTACTGGTACAGTTTCTAGTATAGCCAATCATTCAACCTCAGATCTTTCTGAGGGTACAAACCTCTACTATACAACTGCAAGATTTGATTCTGCTTTTAGCGGTAAATCCACCTCAGACTTAACTGAGGGAACTAATTTATATTTTACTGATGCAAGAGCAAGAGCTGCTATAAGTGCATCAGGTGATTTATCTTATAATTCCACCACAGGAGTAATATCATTTACAGAAAGAACTGATGCAGAAGTCAGGGGATTAATATCTGCTTCAGGAGACTTATCTTATAACTCTACTACTGGAGTTATGTCATTTACAGAAAGAACTGATGCAGAAGTAAGAGGTTTAGTATCTGCTTCTGGAGACCTTTCTTACAATTCAACTACTGGTGTATTTAGCTTTACAGAAAGAACTGATGCAGAGGTTAGAGGACTTATATCTGCTTCTGGAGATTTATCTTACAACTCCACAACTGGAGTTATGTCATTTACTGAAAGAACAGATAGTGAAGTAAGAGGGTTGTTATCTGGTGGTACAGGAGTTACTTATAACAATAGCACTGGTGAAATATCTATTGGTCAGGCAATTAGCACAACTTCTGACGTTACGTTTAATGATGTCATAGTATCTGGAGACTTAACTGTTTCAGGAACTACTACTACTATCAACACTGAAACTATTAATCTTGCAGACAATATTATTCTCTTTAATTCTAATGCCACAGGAACACCTAGTGAAAATGCAGGCATAGAAATTGAAAGAGGAGATGCAACTAATAAAACTCTTATCTGGAATGAAACAGACGATAAGTGGACTGTAGGTTCAGAAACTTTTGTTGCAGGAACTTTTGAGGGCAATGTTACAGGAACAGTATCTAGTATTGCTAATCATGATACTGATGATCTTTCAGAGGGTGCATCTAATCTTTATTACACAACAGCTAGATTTGATTCAGCATTTAGCGGTAAAAGCACAAGCGATCTAACAGAAGGAACTAATCTTTATTACACAACAGCTAGATTTGATTCTGCTTTCTCTGGTAAATCTACCTCTGACTTAACTGAGGGTGCTAATCTTTATTACACAACTGCAAGAGCTAATTCAGACTTTGATACTAGACTTGCTACTAAATCTACTTCTGATTTAGCAGAAGGTGCTAACCTTTATTACACAGATGCAAGATTTGATACAAGACTTGCAACCAAGACAACCGACAATCTGACTGAAGGCTCTACCAATTTATATTATGCAGATAGTTTAGTAGATTCTCATTTATCTGGTGGAACTGGTGTTACTTATTCAAGCGGTACTATTTCTATAGGACAATCAGTAGGCACTGGTGATTCAGTTACCTTTGCAGGTGTTACTTCAGACTTTACTGGTGACATTGAAGGAGCAGTTAAATTTACTGCTAAAGCTGATGTTGCTTTAACTAAGGGGCAAGTAGTTTATATCTCAGGTATCTCAGGCGATGTGCCAACAGTTAATCTAGCAGATGCAGATAATGCTTCAGCTATGCCTGCTTTTGGTTTGGTTTATGCTAATGCCAATCAAAATGCAGAAGTTGAGATTATCACTTTTGGTTCTCTTAGCGGTTTTGATACCTCTTCCTTTACAGTTGGAAAAACAGTTTATGTATCTACTACCGCAGGTGCTTTAACTACTACCGCACCTACAGGCGAAAGCTCACTAATTCAAAACATAGGTATGGTACAAAGATCTCATGCTTCCGCAGGGATTATTAAAGTAGGTGGTGCAGGAAGAACTAATGCAACACCTAACCTAAACTCAGGCAAGATCTTCTATGGTAATGGTTCAAATCAATCTGTAGCTACTACCCTAGATACAAGCATAGTTCCTGAGAATACTAACCTTTATTACACTGATGCTAGATTTGACACTGCTTTCAGTGGCAAAGATACAGATTATTTAAGTGAAGGAGTAAGCAACCTCTATTTCACCGATGAAAGAGTAGATGACAGAGTAAGTAATTTACTGGTTGGCGGAACTGGAATTACAGTTACTTATAACGATGTAGCTAACACTTTAACCATTGATGGTTCTGCTCAATATGGCGATAGCGATGTAGAAAGTTATTTAGATAGCGGTACATCTACACCTACTTTTGCTTCTGCAATCATTTCTGGTGATTTAACAGTTGATACTTCTACTTTAGCGGTAGACAGCACAAATAATAGAGTTGGTATATTAGATGCAACACCTGCTGTTACCTTAGATGTTGGTACTGCTACTGATGCTATTTTTGTTCCTAAAGGAACTACAGCACAAAGACCAACAGGTGTAGATGGTTACTTCCGATACAATACAGACGATGCACAATTTGAAGGTTATGTTAATGGCTCATGGGGAGCTATTGGTGGTGCAGGTGGTAACTATTCTGCTTTATCTACAGATATTTTTTCAGGAGATGGGTCTACAGTAGACTTTACTCTTTCACAAAACATTACTGATGAAAATAATTTAGTTGTATTTATAGATGGTGTATTTCAAGCACATAATACTTTCACTGTATCTGGAACTACTTTAACATTTTCAACAGCTCCAGTAAGCGGTAGAGTTATTACTGCTTATGGAGTAAAAAACAATTTAGCAGCAACCATATCACAAACGCTCACAGTGATTGGTAGAAGTGCAAATGTAAATGTGGGCATAACAAGCGGAAACTTAAATGTGGAAGCAAGAAGCGGAACAATTAGCGTAGGAGTATAAAATGGCAGCAAGATTTCCATTAATCGTAGATTCATCTGGTACACCTGCTATTGAAGAAATAGCAAGTGGTGATGTTCTTGATTTATCAGGATGCCAAGTAAAATTAGGTAG